TGAAGGGGTGAAAGAGACACCTGAATTGTTTTGTCCCTTCTGTTCATCACAGCTGGATAGCGAGGGTGGCTACTACTCCTGCTTGAGGTGTGGTGCTGAAGTATTCCGGGGCGACCGGATAGCAGACCCCTATGCCGGATGGCAGGAGTGTTACTGGGAAGATGTACGACGTCAACCGACCAAGCGGGCGGGCGGAAGGAAAAGCGGAAGGCGTTTCAACAAGAAGGTTTTTAAACCGCTACCAACCGAACGCTACAGACTAGAGTAGCACTAGCTGACAGGGATCGGATTCGTTGACAGGGATCTGCTGACAGGGATCAGATCCATTGCTTGCAGGTTATTGCAGAATGTGGTAATATTAAAGTAGCTACCTGTCGCTGTTGGCGGGTAGCTTTTTCATTAGAGGAGGAAGCGCAATGGAAACACAAATGGGAATTGTGCTTGCCGTATATACAAGGCGGGGCTTCGGTTTTATCCGGCCGGAAGCCGGCGAGGATATATACTTTCATTGGACCGCATGTATTAGACCGCCGAACATTAAAGATCTTCGCGCGGGAATGAGGGTTAGCTTTTCGGTTGTTAAAGATGATAAGGATAGAAGATGCGCCATCGGACTGGTGACAGAGTAGGTGACAGAGTAATGGCGGTGCAACCAGGGACTGCTTGCCGCTGGCCTGGCTGTGTTGAAATAACAAAGGACCCCAGTGGCTACTGCGAGCAGCATAAGGGGCAGGCACGGAGGCAGTACAACAATGCCCTTGATGCCAGGCGCGGTAGTTCAAGACAGCGCGGGTACGATTGGACATGGGAAAAGTTCAGGCGGTGGTTTCTGCAACAGCCTGGGAACCAATACTGCTACAGGTGTAAGCAACAGGGGCGCATGGTCCTGGCCAAGGTTGTTCACCATATAGCACCAGTTAAAGAGCGGCCTGACTTGAGGCTTGTTCCCAGTAATTGTCAGGCATTATGCTTTCAGTGTCATGAGGCGGTACATGGCTGGGGGAGGGGTATTTAAAAAGTACGGGATAAGCCCCCTGAACCGTGGGGGGGAACAAACATTACGCGTTTCAAGGTTTTCCTGTTCTAGGAGCTTGAAACAAGCATACTTATAGCTTTCTGGCAAATACTGGCAGAAGGCGTTTTTAATGCTGTTTGGCAGGTATTGACAGTGTTTGATTTAGGAGGTAGTAGATGATGGGACTTAGAGGACCCCTAAAGGCAGTTGATGAAAACTACAAGCCGGAGCCCCGGCAAAAGGCACAAACACCGTTGCCGAAAATGCCAGCCGGTTTATCAGCAGGGGCAAAAGCGGAATGGCGCAGGGTAGCGAAACCGCTACACCAGTTGGGGCTTTTGACAGAGTTAGACCGAAAAACCCTGGCGATGTACTGCGAATGCGTTGCCAGATATGAGCGGGCACAGGCCGCACTGCTTAAAGATGGTGACACCTTTATCCAGCCGAACGGCGTACCGAAGCAGCGACCTGAATATTACATTATGCGGGATGCCTTGCAGGAGCTGCGGCAATTTATTGCCCTGTTCGGCCTGTCTCCTAGCGCCCGGATGAGGCTGCAAATACCGGAACCGGAACACCCTGACGAGATGGAAGCCCTGCTTGACTGACGAGGTGATGACATGAATAACTTTGATTTGGAAACTGTGAAACTGCATTTAAGAATTGAAGATAGCGATCATGACATTTTGCTTGCCAGCCTGATGGCAGCGGCAAGGGACTTCGCAGAAACCTTTTTAGGTTGCAAGCTGGATAGCTTCGAGCCTATCCCTGGAACCGTGCTGGCCGGCCTCCTGCTTCATACCCTGATAATGTTTGAGGATGTGGACGGCTACCTGCACAAGCAAAACCTAGATGCTGTCAAGCTGCTTTATTGGCCTTATAGGCGGGTGGGTTTATGAAAGACAGGAAGCTGTTAAGGCATAGAGTAGAAATTCAGAAATTAACCTCGGTTTATGATGAGTGGGGCGACCCAACCGAAGAGTGGGCGACTATTGCTACGGCGTGGGCAGCGGTAGAGCCGGTAAGCGGGCGGGAATACTGGGCGGCAGCTACAGTGCGAGCTGAAGCTACCGTCAAGGTGACGCTGCGCTACATACCGGGGATAACGCCGCAGCACCGGCTACTTTTTAGGGGCGAGATATACGATATTAAATCAGTAATTAACACAGAAACGCGCAATCGTGAACTGGTGCTAATGTGCACAGTAAAGGTGGAAGATAATTGAACCGAATTGACCGCGTGCTACGCTTTGTTTCCCTGCTCAAGCACAGTAAAGCACCCTGGGCAGGTATGCCCTTTGAGCTTACACCCTGGCAAGTTGACTTTATCCGGCAGCTTTACGGCACGTTGAACCCTGATGGGCTGCGGCAATACCGGCAAGCCTTGTTGTTTTTGCCTAGGAAAAACGGCAAAACAGCACTGGCAGCAGCGTTGGCCTTGTACCATCTTTGTGCTGATGGTAAACCCGGCGCAGAAGTTTACCTTGCGGCAGGCTCAAGGGACCAGGCCGGTTTGTGTTTTAACCAGGCGCGGGACTTCGTGCGAAGTAACCCGACACTAAACAAGCGGCTAAAGATCATTGAGTACAAAAAGTTGATAGTTGACAATAAAACCGGCAGCATACTGAAGGCCCTGGCCGCAGACGGCGGGCTAGCGCATGGGCTGAACCCTACGGCAATTATTGCCGATGAACTTCACGTGTGGGAGGGTAAGCGCGGGCGGGAGATGTGGGAGGCCCTACAGACCGGATTCGGCACAAGAGAGGAGCCGCTATTGCTGGCCATATCTACAGCAGGATATGACCGGACGTCCATTTTCTGGGAGTTATACAGTCATGCTAAGCGTGTAGAGGAGAACCCAGCAGTAGATCCCTTTTTCTTGCCAGTGATGTATGAGGCGAGCCCCGAAGACGATTGGCAGGACCCCCAGACCTGGAAGAGTGCTAACCCGGCTTTGGGGACCTTTCGCTGCATGGAGGAGATGAAATCCCTGGCGGCCAAGGCAAAGCAATCACCAGCGCTGGAGAACTCATTCAGGCGACTATACTTAAACCAGTGGACGCAAGCAGATGTAACATGGATACCCTTGCACCGCTGGGATGCCTGTGGCGCACCGGTTGAGCCGGAAAAGCTTAAAGGAAGGCTATGTTATGCGGGCCTGGACATGAGTGCTACAACCGACCTGACAGCCTTTGTGTTGTTATTCCCTGACGACAGCGACCCTCCTAACTACGATATACTGCCATTTTTTTGGTTGCCGGAGGCGAGAACTACAGCAGATAGGCAGGACGTAGCTGACTACCGGGCCTGGGCACGTGGCGGCTATTTGAAGCTACAGCCTGGTGATGTGCTAGACCAAAGAGAAATTAAGAAGGACATTCAAGAACTAGCTGCTACCTATCAGATAAAGGAGATAGCCTTTGACCGCTGGAGTGCTACTCAGCTTTCTGTGGAACTCACAGAGGAAGGCGCGTCGATGGTTAGCACTGGCATGGGATATGCTTCACTTTCTGCACCGAGCAAGCACTTAGAGGCGCTGGTACTTAGTAACCGGCTGCGGCACGGCAACCATCCGGTTCTTGCCTGGAATATGGCGAACGTATCCATAGAACAGGACGCAGCTGGCAATATCAAGCCCAGTAAAGCACGGAGCAAGGACAGGATTGACGGTTGTGTTGCCCTGGTGCTGGCAATTAGCAGAGCCATGTTAAGGGAGCAGAAATCAGTATACAGGGAAAGGGGGTTAGTTGTTCTGTGAACTTGCTTCAGAGAATATTCAAGCCAAAAGAGCGGCGGGACTTCACCCAGCGCGATGCAGAAGGATGGCGGGATATTATAGGCCCTGCCACCGGCGCAGGAGTGCAGGTAACCCCCAGGACAGCCCTGGGAATACCCGCTGCGCTAAGAGCCGTGACCTTGCTTAGCGGCGCAGTGGCGGCAATGCCGCTTAAAGTTTATCGCAAGACTGACGAAGGCAGGGAGCCGGCGACTGAAAACCAGGTTTATAAGCTGCTGCACGAGGCACCGAACCCGCTTGCTACTCCATTTATCTTTAAAGAACTTATCATGAATCACCTGCTGCTAAATGGGAACTTCTTCGCGTTTATTGACTGGCGACATGGTAAACCTGTTGCGCTGTGGCCGTTAGACCCGGCAGCAGTCACTGTTGAGCGGGACAAAGTCACCGGCGCAGTAACCTACAGGGTAAGCACCGCCAAGGGACAGCAGATAATAGCCCCTGAAGAAGTGTTGCACGTTATAGGAATAACCCTGGATGGAATAAAGGGAATAAGCCCGATCACCCTGGCCCGGGAAAGCATAGGAGGAGCTATTGCCGAACTAAAACACGGCCAGAGTTTTTTTAAGAATGGAGCGAACCTATCAGGTGTGTTACAGCACCCCGGGCACCTAGGGCCGGAAGCGGCGGAAACGTTGCGTCAATCCTGGCGGGATAAATACAGCGGCGGGGATAATGCCGGTAAAGTGGCGGTCCTGGAAGAGGGTATGGAGTTTAAACCCGTTGCCTTATCAAACAAGGACAGCCAGTGGTTAGAATCCAGGCAGGTAAGCGTCCTAGACGTTGCCAGGATATTCGGTGTACCTCCTGCACTACTAGGACACCTGGAAAAGGCCAGCTATAGCTCCCAGGAGGCGCAGAACCTGGAGTTTTTAACTCATAGCTTGAGGCCCTGGTTAAGCCGGATTGAGCAAGCCTGCAACCGTGCGCTGATAACACACGGCAATCTATACTGTGAGTTTACCACCGGCGATCTGTTACGGACAACCCTGGACAGCCGTTATGAAGCATACCGGACAGCCCTGGCGGCTGGCTTTATGACAGTGAACGAAGTAAGGCAGCTAGAGAACCTGCCGGCTAAAGATGGCGGAGATGAGCTTTACAGACCCCTAAACATGGGGTTATTAGGAGAGGAGGAGCCTAACGATGGTGAAGGAGATTAGAGCGTTACCCGTGACTCTTGAGGCAAGAAAAGCCGATGATACCGGAAAGCGTACTATTGCCGGGCGCATTGCCTATAACGAGGAATCCCAGGTTTTGCGGGATATGTGGGGAGACCCGTTTATTGAGGAACTAGCCCCAGGTTGCTTCGATGAGAGCATTAAAACACGAGACGTGGCGGGATTGTGGAGCCATGATCTCGGCCGAGTACTGGGAAATACCAGGAACGGCACCCTGCGGTTAGCGTCAAGCGATAATCAGTTAACCCTTGAGCTGGACTTGCCGGACACCCAGGCGGGGAACGATGCCTGGGAAAGCATCCAGCGCGGGGACGTGGACGGTATGAGTTTTGGCATGGTAGTTAAGGATGACAAGTGGAGCAGCATTGACCGGGACGGGCAGACCATATACAAGCGGACTATTATTGATGCTGACTTGTATGAGGTTAGCCCGGTAGTGTTCGCAGCATACCCGGCTAATGAAGTGGCCTGCCGGTCACTTGAAAAATTTAAGGAGGAATTAAACATGGGCAAGGAAACTGAAACCAGGAAGGAAGATACTGTTAAAAAGGAGCTGGACAAAGTGAATGGCGAAGAGGCCGAAACCAGAACTATCCCTCCCGTGGTTATCACCGGAGAGAACAAACAAGAGCAGCGGGACAGCTTTAACCATTATCTGCGTACTGGGGAAATTCGCGCAATGATGGTGACGAGCCCGACCACCGGCGAAGCCTTAGCACCTGACGACTTCGCTAAGGAGATTATTGACGGCTTAACCGATGAGGTTGTTATGCGACAGCTGGCTAGAATCCTGCCTGCCATTAGCGGCAAGAGCGCAGTATATCCCCGGAGAACCGGCGGCGGCGGCGCGGCTATGGTAGAAGAAGGCACGGCTATCATACCGCATGACCTGACCTTTGACCAGGTAACGCTTGTGCCGAAAAAGGCAGCGGCCATTGTGGAGGTGTCTAACGAGCTTCTTCAGGACACCGGCGTTGACCTGGCTGGCTACCTGGCGCAGCACTTCATTGACGAGATAGGAGAGCTGCTGGAAGGCCAATACTGGAACGGGGATGCCACCGATGCTAATTTACAGGGAATCTTGACTGCTAAAGATGGCGCGACACTTCTCATTGAGCGCGTACCCAGCGCGGCAGCCACCATTGATACTGATGACATCCTGGCCTTGTGGGCAGCACTACCGGCAAAGTACCGGAAAAATGCTACCTTTGTTTGTAACTCCGCTATGGAGGCCGTGCTTCGTAAGCTGAAGGATGGCGATGGGCGTTACCTGATGGTTAACGACCTGACGCAAGGGTTAGGCAATACCTTGCTGGGGCGGCCTTTAGTGACAACTGAGGAATTCCCTGGCACCTTAGAAGCTGGGACTGATGCCCTGATGGTGGGAGACTTCCAGCGCGGCGTTTACATTGCTGATAAGGCCGGCATTGATATTCAGCGAAACGATGCCATTGGCTTCAACAAGGATGTAACCGCTTTTCGTGCTATCTTCCGCACTGATATTGCGCTAGCCTGGCCGGATGCCCTGCGGGTGCTGGCAGTTAAAGATGCATAAATATGCCGTATCTCCCTTCCTGGGCTGAAGATGAAGTCAGAGACACTATTTTCAGCTACCGA